ACGCACCTGATGGGATAGGTTGTGGCTCCCCATTTTCGTCAGTGTATGTGCGGCCTTTATCGTAGCTGAGCACGATTTTGCCATCGACCAAGTAGCCCTTCGGAGATACTTCTTGGCCAATATTAGTTATAGTCGCGCTACCCGGTTTTTTCTCAGCAGCTTCGTTAATGCGCTTTTGAACCGCGGGCCAAGTAGGACTGTTGGTATCCACAAACTGCTCAACCCCGTCAATAGTAACCTTGACCAGTTTTGGAGTGCTCTTTTTCTCTGTACCCCAAACAACCACTGGATTAGCCGGGTCTGTGACATCCACCAAACGACCCAGAGCGTCTGTCTTAATATCCGTTTTAGGTGTAATACCCATTAACCGGTTCTGAACATCTGGTGGTTGAGCAAGGAAATCAGCTTTGCTCATCTTAAACTTGTCAAAATAATCTTTGTCAGTAAGTGTCGGCAGGCCGAGCTTGTACCGCTGGTCTTCTTCAGACAGTTTCTTAAACTCTTCCGGCATCATGTTGAACTTCATAAAGAAGTCTTTTGACGTTACCACAGGTAGGCCGCGAATAAAGCTCTGATCTTCTGGGCTAAGCTGGCCAAAGGCTTTGTAGCTGAAGCCGAACTTCATAAAGAAGTCACGCTCGGAAATAGGTGCCGGAGGCGTCGGGCCGGTAGGTATATTAGTCGGTATAAGGCCCGGATTGCTTTCAAGCACGGCGTTCATTTCAGCAAACATATCTTTGTTGTTGATGTTATACATTTTTGAATAGCCGTAAGCAGAAATACCCGCCACGGTTTTACCGGTTCCGTTGTATATTACTTGGAAATCAGTGGTTTCATCAGAAGCGGCTTTAGGTGTTCCGACATACGAGCCCTCATTAGCTGTCAAAGCCGCAGCCAAGGCTTTGTTTCCGGCATCAGAATTAACGTCAAACGACGCGATAGCTTTACTATCTGCCGAAACAACAGTCTTGTATTCTGGCCCTTTAGTCGAAGGCTTCGGTGGTGAGCCAACATACGAACCGGGGTTTTCTCTTTGAGCAGATTTAAGTTGCGCGTATTCGCTAGTGTTGTTGACATCAAAAGTGCCAATAACTGCACCGTCAGGCCCAACAAGATTTTCAATTTTTGGCGTTCTGACCGAAGCTTTAATGTTAGCCAAATCACGAGCTTCTTCAGCCGCAACCTCTGCCGCCAGCTTAGTTTCAGCCGATTGCAACGCTGCCAAATCAATAGCCCGCTCTTCTTTCTTAGCGGCCTTCTGCATTTCAAGCTGCTGTTGAGCACGTGCGCCAATAGTTTGCGGCAACTGAGTTTTTGTAGCCGCCATAGCCAAACGCTCGGCAGGGCTCAACCCTCCCCGCTCACCTTCCATAGGTGCAGCAAAAGTCAAAGCGGTGTTAGCAATATCAAACAGCATCTGCGCCTGTGTCAGACGCTTCTGTTCTTCCATGTCCGTGGCGCGTGATGCGGCATCACCCAGCCCATATTCACGGTAAAGCTCTTTCTGCGAATCCATCAGTTCGCGCAGACGGCTACCGTCGCCTTGTGTGGGGACATTAGCGTTAGGCGTGGAGCTAGCAGCGTCTATCTTAGCCCTTAAATCTTGAGACTGAGTAGGAGTCATTCCTACACGAGGTCCCAGAAAAGGCGCAAGAGCCTCGAAATCTACACCACCGCTTGAAAAATACTTGACCGGCTGGTTGTCTCCGCGGCGGACCAGCCCGCCTTGGTTAAAATTTACGGGAGGCGGTCCCCCCATACCCGCAGGCGGCATCGGTGCAGTTTCTTGTGGCGGCGGGGCTACAGTAGACATAATGCCTTCTGCCATCGCACCTTCCACAGGCTCAGTCATCTCTTCCTGTGCCAAACCACCAATGCCTTGGTCAATAGACGCCAGCATTATTACAGGCTGAACTAAAGCCAATACAGACTCTGGGGTCTGTGCAGCATCGTCCGGGCCAACTAATCCCGCTAGTTCTTCGCGGCGTTCTTCGAGGCTGGCATCGTCCCCGCGAATAGTATTCATCATAACCTCAACATCATCTATGTTTTCAAGGTCATTTATGTCTTCTGTTACGCTTCCCAGCATTGACTCCAAAATTGCAGGGTCAATTACTCCAGCGGCCTCTTGAATAGGGGCTCCGGGGTTTTCCATCATCGCTGCTGGTCCAGCGGCCATAGCCGGGGCCGCATCCATTCCTATAGGCGGCTGCCCCATCATACCGGCAATACCACCCTCTTGCTTGAACTCCACACCACGGCCCATTAAAATATCCGCTTGTGTAATTGTCCCGTCATTATTCATGTCTGGAAAAGCGGCTCCGCCTTTAGCAAACATTTGACGTTGCATGATTCCTCTATTCATCATCCGAATAACCCCGCTTTCTGTGCGCCGCCGAAAGCCGACAGACCCGCTATGCCAAGACCAAGAAATTGTTGGGCTGGTGAAACACTAGGGGCAGTAGTCGAAGCAATAGTTTGCTGAGTTGTAGGTGCACCCTTATAAATATCCGACAAGAACCCATAACGCTGATACGGCTCATAAAGCTGTGCAAGCTGACTTTGACGCTGTGCTTCAAGTTCTGCCTGTTGCTGAGCCTGTTGCTGTTTTCCAAAGTCAAACAACATTCCTACTTCGCGCTGCTGTAACCCTTGTCCAAGTTCTGCCATACGGCCATAATTTTGAAAAGCTTGCTGCTGAGCTTGCTGCGCTTGAGTAAAAGCTTGCGCTTGCGATTGCGCCAGAGCGGCTGCCCTGTTGCGTCCAATTTCAGATTGCTGAATAGCCGCACGGCCACCCCCAAAAGCACCTGCGCCTACAGCCCCTTGCTGCGCTTGAGATGCCTGAATATTAAAAGATCGGTTAATCTCATCCTGAACAGCGGATTGGTACGGATTCATGTACGCTTGGACATTAGACGGGTCTAATGTCGCGCCAGCCTGTTGAAGGTAAGGTAAATAAGACCCTATTCCAGATTGAGCAAGCCGGAGAGCTTCCTGCTGAAGCCCGGACATCCCCGCTATTTGTTGCCTCGGCAACGAAATAGGCTGGTCGGCTAGTTTTTTTGCAGACTCCAGAAGCCCTAGACGGTAGGCTTCAATTTCCGGGTCTTCCCGGACAATTTGGACTTGGGTTTCTGTTGCCATTATGCCATGCCCCTTCCACGAGACTCAAGGTTCCGCATCATACCGTACATATTATTGATGCCTTGATTGAGATTACCGTTACCCAAGCCACGAACAGCGTCGGTTGTCATAACAAATTCACCCGGCATCAACATTGCACGAACGCTGTCCTGATTTGGAATGCCCTCATCCGGCATAATACCGCCTGTTCTACGGGGGAAAACCTGTCCACCTTCAGCATAAGCTAAGCTTGGAAGTCGTTGTCCTTGGTAGGCATACTTAGTTGGAACAAAATATGGGCCTGAACCCGCTCCAATAGTAGTGTTTCCGCCCTCTACTAGATATTTGTTAGGGTTGGCGGCAATAAGATCAGACCCTCTTTGGTTATACATATCAGCAAGGGGGTCATCCTCTGGCTCTGGAGCATCAAACATTCCAGCAGCGTAAGCTGCGGTGCCCGCTAATGCGGTAGCTGGGCCGTATGCTCGTAAGAAACCGGGGGTCAACTCGCTTTTAGCAAGATCAAACGCTTGTTGATATGTCATCTTCTGCGTAGTGTCGGCCCCCAAAATTTCTGCGGCGCGGGATTGAATATCCGCAACTTCCGGAGAACCGCCAGTTAACAGGTCCATGCCTTTTTTACCGTACTCCGAGGCTTTATCTAAGAAATTGCCGCTTTCTACCACCGGCGGCTTGGTCAAGGCGTCAAATTGAGCGTTCATGTCGGTAATGGTTGTGCCCTTGCCGATGGTTATGTTACCTGCATCCGTTGTATATTGAAAAGTGTTTGTGGCAGGGTCATAGGGCAAGTTCATATCCCTCGCCATTTGGAAGGCATCCCCCTGACCAGTCAGGTCGCCAACCGTAGCATCTCCGGAAGCCGAGACCTTTGTTACTTCTGGTATTTTTGCAGAGACATCGGCCACAGGAGCTTGATACCCACCAAACAAGTTTCCAGCACCAGTCAAGCCTTCCCCGCTGAATGCCCTGCTCACGCCGGAGGCCGTTTGGCCAAGACGCCCAACCGGGTCTGCCAAGGCACTACTCACGTTTTCGCCAAATGAACCCGACCCCGTGAAACCTTTAAACAAAGCACCGGTTCCACCTGAAATGATCGCGGATTTTAGAGCATCTTTAATGCTCCCGCCTTGGATAAGTGTACCTATTCCAGAGCCTAGAGCCGCCCCATAAACTGCGCCAAGAGGGGTGAAAGACAAAGCAATAGGCAGCACGATAGGCGCAATTTTTTTAAGCACTTTACCGACAGACTTAAAAGCTTTTTTTACACCCCTGAATATCTTTTTTAAGAAAAACTCAGGTAAACCCGTGTCCGGGTTCAGGCTATTTTCTTGAGAGCCTACGACATACCGTTCTGGATTTTCTATGCCCTGCTCTCGCAGGTGGCTAAAAATAGACTCTTTTAGTTCTGGATTGCCGTCGATTAAGGCTTTTGGTACGACAAGCTCCCCTCGTTCGGCGTGAACTACAACATTATCACCAAAACGGCCATAAGAAGCCATTCGTTTAGCTACTTCTTCAAAGTCAGCAATACCCGTGTCGCCAAATTCTTTTTTGGCGTCTTCTTTCTGCATTGCTTCAAACTCAGCGTCATCCAGATAAAAATCTGCTATTCCGCCTCCGGGAACCGTGAGTTCTTCTTTTTCTGCTAATGAAGTCTTCATTTTCAACCGCTCAATCTGGTTTCGCCATATCAATATACAATGTTTTTTCTATCTAGTCCATTAGGTGACTATTTTTACCGTACCGCTATCGTTATATAAAGCCCCGGACTCTAACCCCGTTGCAGAGGTAGGTAACGCGGTAAGTGTTATCTTAGTCCCCCGCAACTGACCCGGATTTCGTTCTTGTTGAATAAATATTTCTAACGAGCGTATTAAATCCGACATAAATTGCTGGTCATACTCACTTGGAGCCTCCGGTAGTCTGGGTGGCGGTATTTCGTTACTGGCCATTAACGCCTCCCATCCGGTCTAATATCTACCCGCGTGGTTCCCAGCTTCCATTTAGACCCTAAAGCATCAGACTCAACACGAATTGCGAACGACCGCCCACGAACTCTGAGGTCTAATTGACTTGTATATGTTTCTACCGGGCTACTTTGCGTTCTAATGGCGGTGCCACTTTCTGTACTATTAAAATCAGCCCCCGGATTGTTCCTTGCCTTGAGCGTAAAAGTGGCTTCCGGTGTAGTTAACCCCGTTGAGCCGTCAAAAGTTAAATCTGGGATGACCTTACGCACATAACTAAATTGATACCCGTCTCCAATCCCTATCGACGCAGACTCAATAAAAGAATCCATTGCAGAGCCGTCATCATCGTAACCAAGCTCGTGGTTGTAAATATACCCGCCTGTTACTCCAATCGGGTAGGCCCGTGTGCCGCGGTCCAACCAAGCCGTTCTAGAAAGATTTCCGTAATACCAGACTTTTTCGGCGTAGTTATACACTACATAACGGTCGTTTTCATCAGAAGAACTTGAGGGGTAGAACCAAAAAACTTCGGAAAACTCAGAGTTAACCCCGGCAAACACACGAGTTCTTTGCTCTATATTAAAGTCGTTAAAAACATAATCTTTCACGGTGCACGGCACTTGAGCCGTTTGCCCTGCATGAACATAGAAATTATCAATACCCATCCAGAACACAAAATCTTCCGTGGCTGCCGCAGCATTTGGACCCGCTATTGTTATGTTAGAAGCTAATTGTTGTAGGCCGAAAGTAAATGGCGGCCCTATAAAACGCATTGAGGTAAGGGCGGTATCTGTCCAAACAAGTATCTCCCGTTTTGTTTCTATAGCCTTCACAAACTCTGAACCAGACCCTAGCCGCAAGTCGCCCGCGGAATTTGTTGAACTTGGAAACCATTCTAGAAAATTTTCTTGAGTAGAAAATCGGATCAGCAGCGGGTCTTGAATGCCGTCTCCTTGTGGGTCAGAGTTTGTTGCCCCCAAGCCATCGCACCCAAAAGCAATAACGTGCCGGTCTCTGTCTGAAACCAAAATTTGTTTACATACTTGTGGAACACTGGACTTAGTACCCGATTCAGTGCTTAGTTCGACTGCACGAGTTATAAGACCGTCTGTTCTATCCCAATAGTAAATGTTAGAATCCCGCGGATTTATTAACAAATCTTCGCCAAAATTATCTTGCGACCACAGACGTATTTGAGTGGTGGTTGTTAGGCCGCCTGAAGCAGCGTCGCCCCAACCAGAAAAATTGCTGTTTGTGTTTGCATTACCGGTAACAAGATAAACCGCAGTGTTGTCTGAATGAGACGTAGCCGCCCCCACAGAACCAGAGGGTTGGACGTTAGCCGCGGACCCCGTACCAGCATAACCTCTAGTTACAGTAAGGTCGTTTGATACTACAGAGCTTACTAGCATTAACTCATTGTCAATGAGAACTACATCTGATGCGACAATACCGGTAGCATTATCGACAGTAAACGTAGTCACAACAGAGTTTATACCGCTAGCCTCGTTCAAAGCAGTTTGAAGAGCGGTTGTAGTACGGCCATAATACAAGCCCGCGCCCCAGCCAGTTCCACCCACTGTAGTGTCGAGGCCGGTGTTTATTTGATATACCCCAACCGTACTGGCTCCACCGTTTCCTGTGTCGGAAGAATTAGCCGTAACAGAGACAATAATTGTATAATTGTTGGCATCAATTACAGTGTCTATTTCATACTCTTGGTTTAGTATAGTATCTGTAACGGTGCCGCCTAAACTTGCGGCCCCCGAAAAAGTGACAAAATCGCCAGATTGGCACTCGTGATCGACATCTGTAACCGTGATTACAGACGAGCCGTCAGTAGCGGAAAAGGTAACATCGCCTGCTCCGGTGGTTTGCCGGATAGGCGTTATGTCGTTTAGAAGAGTTCCCTCTTCTATGTAGTACTTGAGATGTGTACCTACCCCAAGGTAGTTAGAACCGTCTAGAGAAATCCAATTATGAAGAGCACGAGCAGAACCCAAATAGGTACTACCTGAATATTTCTCCCAACCCCCTAGCTTTTCAGGATATCCAAGACGAAACCGAATTTTATCCCCGTCTCTCCAGCCATTTTGGTTAGAAAAAGACGTTAAATCCCTGTTAATACCGGGCCGAAATTTTAAACTCATTAACGGCATAAGACATCCTTACGTCTTAATGATCCACATCATTGATACGTTTCTAGAACGGGTTTCAGTTGAAACTTCGACACCTGTATAACCCCCAACGCTTGTAGTGATAGGACCAGAGGTGGCTTGTGTAGAGGAATAGCCCGTTCCGGACTTTGAAAATCCGGCGGTATTAGCTGAGTTGCTGTTGTAACCACCGGTTAAACTGGGTCTGTGCTCGTGATCTTCTACCGCCCATAGTTGTTTCGTACCGACAGCATCGCCGGTTGTACCATCTCCTCTATCGGTGCGGCTAGCCGCATCTGGGTCATTAGTTGCGCCATTATCATAGCCGCGAATAAATTCGCCCCGCAGGTCTGGAAGATTAAAGGTAGTGGAGCCGTCTCCGGCACCATAGTCATCGCTAATAACGGAGAATAAGGCGGCGTAAGTTGTCCGATCTACGGCCGAGCCGTCACACTCCAGCCAACCCGATGGAGCAGTTCCGGTAGACCAAGCAACAATAATTCCAGAGGGACTTGAAACCGACGAAAAAGAAAGGTTGCCCGATCCATCTGAAATTAAAGCCTCCCCGGCACCTCCGACACCGTCCGGCAACGTCAAAGCTATGTCTGCCGACAGTGCTGGAGCTTTAATATCAATGTAGTTCGACCCGTCATCCGTATCTTCTGTAATTCGCAGGGTGCCCGCTTGCGTAGAATTTCCGCTAATTTGCACTACGCCCGTTCCATCGGGAGATAGTAAAATATTCCCATTTGATGAAGATACAATCGCGTTCCCATCAACGTCCAGATCACCACCAAGCGTCGGAGCGGTGTCTTTAGAAACAGTAAAATTAGGCTCTAATGTTTTAAACACACCGCTGACCGCGCCACCGCCATCTCCTGTAACAGAGGCCTGATCCCCGGCAGGAATCTCTACGCCGTTAGAGGCGGAATAAGTAACGCCTTTATAAATAACACGACAAGCGGCGTCTGTTTCATTTCTAATATGAAACATTTTTTCTTGATCTGTCGGTGTAACTTGTAACTGAAAGGTAGAACCCGGTGTACCAGTTAGTATAAGTACAGGGTTTATGCCTGCGGCACCGGGGCTTCCGTTGGTTGTGGTTAGGTCGGTGCTACCCACTATGGCAATATCAACTTGGCCGTTTAAGGCCGTGTCAATAATGTCAAAATCCGAGTTTATGGTGGCTCCCCAAGCTCCAGCCTGTTCACCGGACCCCGGTTTTTCTATTCCTGTATTTGTTGTAAATGTACTAGCCATTTAAACCACCTTATCTGCCCAAGCAACTGACCCCGCAGGGCTGATATCCGACCACGTGCCTCCGCTAGGCGTTATTTCTGTCCACGGGTCAGTTGGTGAGGGCACTATTTCTGTGTATAATAACTCGCCAGAGGCAGAATTGAAAGCAAAAGTTAAAGTAAGGGAGCTATCCCCGACTGCGGTAATGTTTCCAACAGAGTTTTGTACAAAGCTAGAAACTACGTCCGATACTCCGCTAAACACCCCAATTCCCGCGGTGCTTTGCGTAAAGTTAAAAGATAAATCGGAAGAACTAACAAAAACGGTGCTGCCGGAAGTAGACTGCGTGAAATCAAAAGATACGTCAGAGATTCCGTCGCGCACAACTGCCGCCGCTGCGCTTTGAACAGCACTAAATATAAGATCAAGATCACCGCTAGATAAGACCGCTATTGCCGAAGAGCTTTGGTCAAAGCTCGAAATTGCCGAAGAGCTTGCCGGAGATATCAAACTACCTGTTGTGACTTGGTCAAACGATGCGTCCATACTAGATACACCGTGTCCAACAAGTATACCGTCGGTACTCTGTGTGTAGGAGGAAACAATATCGGTGCTTCCAACAAGTATACCGACACCTACGCTTATCTTTACAGTAACAGCGGATAAATCCGCACTAGCACTGGCAATAAAAGTACCCGCGGTGCTTTGCGAAAAGTCGCTAACAAATCCGGAGCCGGTAATAAAAATACCAGTTCCTGTAGTGTCCTGCACTGAACTGAAGACTAGGTCTGACGACGTTTGCTTTAGTCTAGTTCCGTTTGTTTCTTGAGTGAGGCTAAAAATTAAACTCGACCCAGTGGAAAACAGGCCATTTCCCGCAGTGCTTTGAACAAGCTCAGAAATAAACTCCGCGCTTGCAGGCGATACTAGAGCTCCGACGGTGCTTTGATTAAATTGAGCCTCTAAGTCGGAAGAACCAAGAAAGACACGGCCTGCCTCCGACGAAAACGGTGCTTCAGAAAATGAAGAAAAGCCAAACATTTTACCTTACCGCCATCGTGGACCCTCAATCCAAGATACCAGACTTTTACGTATTCCGCTAGTTACCGGCGTAACTCGGTGCATTCTATACGACGGAAACACTAAAACCGAGCCGCGCTCGGTTAAACCCTCAATTTTTTCGTTACTGTTAAACTCAAACTCGCCGCCTTCATAATCATCGGGCTCAGAAAGTTGTATGACAATAGACAGCTTTCTGTCGTAAGGGCGAACTTCACTAAAATTTACATCATGGTGCCAGTCATAGTGGCCAGAAATAGAAGCGTGGTATTCGGTAAACTGAATATCGAAGAGGTCCCGTATTTCTACATTAAAGTACCGGTTAGCCTCTGAAAATAGTTTAAGCAATTCCGTTTCCACAAAGGTGTCTTTTGGAACCCACCTAACGGTAGATCGACGAATTTCTTCGTGAACCTCTTTGTCGGCAAATATTGTTGCTTTTTCTTCGGGAAATTGTTCGCAGAACTTTATTAAATTATCGCACTGCTCTGCATTAAACTTTTGCTTAGAAAACCACCATTCATATCTCATATGTTAAACAGGCCCCTTATTTTTTTCATGTAATCGCCCATATAGCTAGTTCGGGTATAGGCGTATTTCCCGGTATAATCATCCACGGAGCAGGGGTTTTTTATGATGTCTGGCTTTCCTTCGGGGAAATACAACAAGCATAAGGGCTCACCTTCTTTTATCAAAAACTCGCCTTGGGTTCCAAAAGATTTTTTCTCTACATAGGTGTTAACCATAAGCTCCATATTTATGCCTGTTAGAGGCATGACACCTGCCATTGCTCGGTAATCTCTAGGTGTTACGTCGTGATAAAAGGTGTCTAAAAACATAAGCTTGCGGGGCTTGTCTGATTTAAGCCGTATTTGAAAGCCGATCTTAAAATTTAAATATCTAGCATCATAGTCTGCCCCCATTTGATAAGCTAAATCGTGGTTGTCTAAAGAAATAAATTCACTTGGCACCTCCCAGTTCCACCGATAAAACCCGCCTGCGTCGAGTTCATAAGCTATCAACAAATCTACGGGCATTTTAATGAGGTAGCTATTTTTAAATATGTCTACAAAAGACGGACACATTCTAGGTGTTTGTTGGTTTTGTCTGCGCCTACCTTTTAACGCGGCATACCAGTCTGGCTGGGCTGAACAAAACCATTTATCTAAATTATCTAAAAAGTAAGGCTGGGGTGTGGTCAAAGTTAAAGTCATTTGTCTATCCGATATTTGCTTAGAAGATTTTTTTCTCTAAAAAGAGCGGCTCTTTTAAAATATTTTGCCCAAGCTCTGTTTTCGTATCGTACAAAAAATCTTTCTGCCTTTAGCTCAGAGTCGTGGCTTTTTGGTAAGTTACACGGAACTAATTTTACCTGTTCTCCGTAAGGGACTGTGAAGGTTACAACATAATCAGGGTCACCCTTACGCAAAGTAAAAGTATCGCCTGCCTTTACTCCAAACAGTGCAGAATGAACCCCTCTGGGATATTGAGAAACGCTCCAAACCGCTCGTATGACAGCCGATCCAAAGGGTGAGTCTTTGTGCGGGGTAAGCACCGCGGTTACATTTGGGGCATCCGTGAAAAAATAGACAGTGTTTGTTAGAAGCTCAAAACATTCGTCCCATTTAAACTCGTCACCAGTCCAAAACACTTTGTCTGAATTAAATTGTGGCTTTTCATTGAGTTTAATTGTGCTGGAAAACGGGCAGGGAACAACAAAGCTATTTTTTATGTAAGACTGTATAGCAGGGCATTTGAGAAAACTTTTTTGTCCCTCCGCTTCCACCACGTGCATATCAGACGGATTAACTCTTCTTGGCTGAACGTCTTCGTCAAGCATTAGTTCCGGAGATACGGAAAAACAGTACCCTATCTCTATCATCCGTTACCTCTAAAAATCGGGGCTTGGTGCGGGCGGAAGGGTGTCTGTCATTTCTTGATTAAGAACCCAGCTTAAAGTTTCTTCGTTCCAATCGTAATATTTTCCGTCATCCGGGTGGTCTACTGGAGGATACCAAGCAGCTTCAGTCTCATTATAAACCCAAGACGGAAAAGGCTTTAACCGATAAAAACAATCTTTTACTCGGTCATAATTCCCACCGATTCCTGCTGCGTTTTTTCTTAGGGGAGTACCTTCTCTCCCATCCGTATACGCATTTTTTTTCGCGTTTGGCTCGTACTCCACCCATTCTCCGGGAGTTGTCGAAACAAAATTATCCACAAAAGATTGCGGTGCCACCATTACGTTTTTAACAATTCCGTCACGGACAAACGCCCAATACTTTTCGTCGCTCATGTTTCAACCCATCCTGTAATAATATATTTTTCCCCATCCAAAGGCGGATTACCTCTGTGGGTGTGCGTAAAACCCGCAGGAAACAAAATTAACCTACCTTTTTTAGGCTTTACCCTCATGCTCTGATACAAAAGTTCTGTCTCCCCGCCCTCAAAATTGTCGTTAAGATAACAAATCCAAGTTAACAATCTACCTTGATCGCCTATAGACATATCCTCTGCGTGAAACACGTGATAACCTTCCGTAGGTTTTGTTTTTTGCATTTTTAAGAAATTACTGGAATGTGGCGGGTAATGTTTTAAAATTCCCATCTCCGATAAGTAATGAGGGTAAGCTATTTCCCAAAACCGATTTTGAAACCTTGTTGCAAGTTCTCTAGTGCCTTTTAAAGAAACTACATCTTCAGAGTGCATACTCATTTGAGTGTCTGCGACTTCACTATTATGAAGTCCATGACCCTGATATCTGTTTGCAGACATCTTGGCTTCGTGCATATCGTCAAAATATCGAACGTAAATTTGACACTCAGCCGCGGTTAAAAAATTGTCTATCGTAAGAACAAATTTTTCCATAGAAAATGTAGGTTCAACAGGTGCCATGACTTCTCCTTTTTTTGGGACTATATTGTACTTGTCCCATATCAGTCAAGCCTCTATTTACGTCGGAGATAAAGTTCCGGAGGCGTTGAAGGTATGTATCACCTTCCCAGATACGCTACCTGTATCAATCGTTCCGCCAGTAAACGCTGCCGCATTTCCCGGATACCTGACTATAACTTTACCTGATCCACCTTGCAGATTACCTTGACCGGCTCCTGCGCCAGTATTGGCCGAACCTGCGCCGTTTCCATTAGACCCTGTCGGAGCACTACTATTGTTATACGCACCGTGACCGCCACCTGCATAAGCTACAGAAGAACCAGTTACACTGGTAGATTTGCCGTTTCCGCCGTTTCCGCCAGCCGGACCACTAGCGTTTCCGCCAACCGCAGCGGCTCCGCCGCCCCCCGCACCAGCAAGGTATCCCGTCGCATTACCCCCGGCAAATCCTTGACCGGCTGTGCCAGAACCCCCAGAATTAGAGTTTTGATAAGCCGCTGCTCCCCCTCCGGAACCTCCGGATAAACCATTACTGCGACCGTTACCGCCGGGTGCGCCGCCTCCGCCGCCGGTAGAGGTAACGCTTATGGCTCCCCCAACAATACTTGAGTTTCCGCCGGGTGCGCCGATAGGATACGAGTCAGATAACCCGGCGGTGTTACCTCCTGCTCCTACAGTAATGGTATACGTCGTACTGGGGTCTAGGGTTATTGTACTCTCAGTAGAAGCGTTACCACCGGAGGGCTCACTGCCAACCGAAGATCGGTAGCCGCCAGCACCACCCCCGGCTCCAGCGTTCGTGCCGCTACCCCCGCCACCAGCGACTATTAAGTATTCTGCGCCTGTTATAGGGTACTGAGCAGACGGTATTCTTTCCCAACTTCCGTTATAAATCTCAAGATTACCCTCCGTTGTATTATAACGGATTGAACCGGTGCCGCTTTCATTTCTTTGAGCAGTGGTGCCCGAAGGAAGGTCAAAATAACCGGTAGAAGTATTCGAGGCGTCAGATACGTCCGCAGGATTTGTGGTCGCTCCAGAAGGGCCAGTCGGGCCGGTGGGGCCAGTCGGGCCTGTAGGACCGGTGCCGCCCGGATTTCCCGTTGGACCGGTAGGAC